GATAATAAGATTACCAGATAGCGCAGCATTATCAATCGCCATACGCATAAAGCCATTCATTAGTGTTTGGGTATCGTCCATGTTTTCGGCAATACCTACACCAAAGAAACTATATGGGTTGTGTTCATATGGAACAGCGTAATATGGAATCCGTGCGGGTTTAAATGGGTTTAACACCATTCGCAGCACTTCTCCATTGCAGCACCAGATGTTGCAGTTCACTTCTGGTAAATCTCGTAATTCTTTAGGAATACTAACTCCGTTATCTTCAAGGATTTCAATGTCCACAAAGCCCCAAAACTCTAGGACTTCCCAACGCTCAGTCGCATTACTTTTTGCGTCGTCGTCTTCCATATTCATTTCCCAATGCTTCAAGACATAGTCAGCCCCTTGGTCAATAGCTAACTCAATAGAATCATCCATAAAGTATGGTCTGCTCTTTAAGCCACGCAATTGATTACGGGACATTTTGTGTCTTTCAACTGTGTATTCTGCGTCGTCCATACTAGCCGCTTCTGGATCAGGATAGAAATTCCACACGGATACATGGTTAGTTGCTGGTACTGTTTTAACTAAAGGATCGTAGTCACCTTCTTCATCCCAGTTTGGATATTCTTTATCTAAAGCAAACGGACCTTTCATTACGCCCGTACCTAGTAGTGCCATTTCAAATGCCATGCTACGCAAATGTTTAGATGCACCAGACTCAACTAGTTGGTCGTGTATCTTCTTTTCCATTTTTTTAGCGGCAATCATTGCAGGATGAAAAGTAACTGTAGTTGAAGCCTCGCCATCTCCCTCAATTAATTTATCAGAAACAGGAGCTAATTTTTCTTTTAGTGGTCCTAATCTTTTTTCTAAGTCTCTGAGTGACTCCCCTGGATTTAACTTTGTATCGGGTCCTATGATAAAAGGTTCTGGAGAAGGGTCATTGAACGTACTTTTTAATACCTCCAGACCAGCTTCTGCGGCTGGATCTATATTGATATGTACTGACTCACTAACACCATCAGGTAAAACAGTAGGGTCCACAGTTAGAGGAAATTTATTATTACCAAATAGAACATCAATTATCTGACCATATGCAGCCAGTGTCTTAGTCTTGGTAACTTTAACAAATACACGAGACTTTTCTGTTTCAGTAAATTGAACATCTGGTCCATATAAACCTCTATAGTTTCTATAAGCTCTTAGCCATCTTTTCTCGTCTCCTTCTCTGGAATCTTCTGCTCTCTTAAATCTTTCCGATACAAAAGAAACAACCGCATCAGACGAATCAAAGATTTTATCTTCTGCGTCTTTTGCGGCTACTACATTGTCGGTTTCAAATGATAGGTCGTCTATTTCTGCCATATTTAATATCCAAAGCTAGGATCAGCCGCTTGAAAGCCTGATCGTTGTGTTGCTGGGTTGAAGTCCCATATAGAACTTCTAGGTCTTGTCATAATTCCGTATCTTAAAGCATCATAAAGGTGATCTTCAGAATTAGTATCTACATCTTCTGGGTTACGTTTGTCTAAAGGAATAGCTGGTAGTTGTGCTATTGTGTTTGTACATGTAGCCATAAACACCATCCGTGGTTTTTCTGTAAACTCATCAACTTGTAGTCTTCTATGCAATTCGTTCTTTCCTGACACCCTAGAGCCTTTTGATCTATCAGAGGGTCTCCATCTACACCCCTTCATATTCATTTGTTCAGCTAGGCTAGGACCAGTGTCTCCTCTATTATGCCATAACGAACTATCAAGTACTCCGTATCGTATTGTGCCATCTTCTTTTTCTGCGTCGAGTATCATGTCAGCTAAGTCGGTTGCTGTAACTTTAGAACAATACAATTCTCTGTATATTACTAAGGATTCATCTGGTGCTACTGCTAACCATACAACACCTGTGTGACTTCCGTATCCGTAGTCGCAAGCTCTGAACTTTGTCCAGTTGGTTGGTATTTTGTATGGATCAACTACGTGTATCTTTCTATTAAACTCAGGAAAAGCAGCACCTTCATTTACATCCCAGTTACCTTCTAGTAATTGTTTTCTTGAATGTTCTGGAAGAGAAAGAAGCATTGCTTCGTAGTCGCCACTCTCAGCCAAATAAGGATTGTCAAATAAACTAGCAGGAATAAATCTACGTCTAAATAAAGGTTGTCCTTCTTTAGTGTGGCCTTTAGGAAATCGTATTTCTTCTCCTGTCTCTATATTTGTAGCCCAAAAAGGTTCTCGCAAAGGAGAAGGATCAATAAACATTTTCTTAACCCATTGATGTCCAAGACCACCAGGGTTTGTAGTAGCTCTCATGTACAAACCTAGTTCTTTTGAGAAGGCACTACGTAAACGAGATCTCATATAGTCCCAGGCGTAGGAAGAACTCCATTGTGTTAGCTCGTCAAAACCGATCCAGTTAAATGCCTGACCTTGATAACGTGTAACATCCATATCTTTGTCGAGGTACGACATCCAAAGTCTTCCACCTCTAGGTGAGGTCCACTGACTTTTCCTCTCAGACCATTTGATACCTGGTATTGCACGAGGGTATAGTTCTTGGCTTTTTTGTATAAGTTCACGAAGTTCCTCAGTTGTGTGTCTGACTAGTAGCCCACTAAAGTTAGGACTGTTTAATCCATGTAATGGATCAGCTAACATTGCATAAGATTTACCACCACCTGCAGCACCACCATATAAAACTTCTCGTTCCGATGATGATAAGAATTCTGTTTGTGGGCCAGCATTAGGCTGGAAAACTATGTCTTGTGCAATTTCTGTGTCAAACGGAGCAGCCATTGGGACTGCAGGAACTGTTTTATTCTGCTGTGGGCTTTCTATCGGAGTAGGCTCCAACTCTACCGTTTTCGAGCTTTTCGATCTCTTGTAGCGTTTCTTGGAGACGTTGGGCAAGTCTCCGTTTAATAATAACTGCTTTCTTACGTTTTCGCTCAATGCTTAATCTTTTCTTTAAACCCATGTGGGAGATACTTCTCCCTGTTTGTCTTGTCAGCCATTGTGCTACATCTCTAATACTATACTGTTTGACGTGCTGTTTGGCAAGTTCTAATGCGTCAAGCTCGTGTGCTATTGGCTCTAGTAGTCTTTCATTGGTAGGATTAACTTCATACCCAAATGGAATTTGTAGTAAGGATACTCTTGCTATTGTGTGCCAATTTCTCTCTTGGCCTCTGCGCGGCTTTGGTAGTTCCCAATAGCCTAAGTCTCTTTTAGTTATTCGTTCGTACCTTCTTTAGCTGGCAATATAAATACGCCACCACCAGAAGAATTTACATCAACTCGATCTACTTTACCAAAGCCACCTCTGTCTAATAGATCTTTAGCTGCAGCCATCTTGTCTCGTATGCCTAACTCAGTAGGATCATCTAAGGCACTAGCCATAGCTATAGCAGCTTTAGGTGCAATCTGTGCTAAGTAATCTGTAGTTGCGCTTAAGATTTCATCCTTTAAAGCATCTCTTACAGATTTAGTAGGGGTATTCTCACTATAGCCAGCTAGTCTTTTTGCTACAGCGTGATTACCCCCTGCTTCATCGAACAGAACCTCCAGAAATTTAGTTTGATTTTCTGTTAGTTGTCTAGCCATTACTTTTTTTCTTTCCTACTAAATACTTAGGCACGTTTAGATTTTTCTTTTGCTGCCTTGGTAAGATCTTTAAAATGGACCAAGGGTTTAGAGCCTTTAGTATGAGTTTTACCAGTGTGTAAGGTCCCATCAGACATTTTATGATTAACCCCATTAAACTTTCTCCCGTCCTTATAGTAATGCTGTACACCCTTTGCCATGTTACTTCTTAGCTTTTCTGTTAGGAGGATTAGACGCACCAGCTTTAGCCATACCGCCTTTTTTGTAGCCCATAGACTTCTTAGCCATGCCTCCACCCATCATCTTTGCAGGTTTTTTAGCCATACCACCGCCCATGTATCCTTGTACGCTTTTCTTATCTTTCTTTTTCATGCCCATCATTGTATTAAGCCTTTCCTGCTTTTTTGTTTCTTGGAAACGATCTGTTTTTAGATGCTTTCTGCACCCGTAGGTTACTTTTTCTATTATCTAATGGATTGCCGTTTTTATGATCTACGTCTTTACCATCTCCTTTTTTAACTAAGCCTGCTTTTGTAGCCATTCGCCTAGCTTTGTTACGACCAACACGTTTAGCTATTTGCTCTGGTCTACTTTTATAGTTAGCATTTTCTTTTTTGTAATTACGTGGGGCCATTATATGTCTACGCTCCACTGTGTACATTTATATCCACGAACTACTCTGTCAGTATATTTTTTATTAAAATAAGGTATCCCAACTTCCTGTACAGATCTTACACAAGACTCTTTACTTAGTAATGCAGGGCCTCCAACAGCAATACAGTCTGTTAAGTTCGCTGTAAGACATAATAGTACAATAGGTGTCCACATTCACCATTTCTCCTTATTAGCCCAGTATGCAGCACTCATTTTGCCTTTAGCTATGTTTTTTCCGTGGCGTGCCTTAAAAGATTTGCTTCTGGGTGTTGTTTTACGATCTCCAGTAACGCCTTGCTGACCAAAACGTATGGTTTTTATGCTACTTCCCTCTTTAGCCACTACTACATGTGACTTTTTAGGATGCTGCGGAGTTCGTTTAGCTTTATTAAAGCCTGACACACCTGCTCTGGCTAATCTAGGGTCCTTTGCCATAACTACCTACGTAGCATCATAGTCATATTGTACATCATATCGTCAGAAGGTGTCAAGTTAT